GGAACATCTTCATGCCGTTCGGAGCGTCGGTCTTGATGAACCAAGCGTCCGGGTCGGTCAAGAAGTGGTTCACGGTGTAGCCCTGCGGCACCATGCCCATGTTCTTCACGGCGTTGATGTCGTATCCGCAGTGCCAACGCGCAGCGTCGACTTGAGGATACGGTCAGCCGTAAACATGAGTTCCTTCGGGATGATGAGCTTCAGGCCCTGAACAGCGATCTTCAGGCCGCGCTCGTCGATGAACGCAGCGATGTCGATCAAAGCCTGCTCAAGCGAGGTCTCGCTCAGGTCAGCAGCCGTGGTGAGCTCGTTCTTCAGATCCGGACCCGAGAGGGTCGGGTGATCGAGCGCACACAGCGGCTTTCCGTCGCCGCCGATCGAGGTGTCGAACGCGCCGTTGAGCACGCTGGCAGCCTTGATCTGCTTCGTCTGAGCCATCGAACGAGCCAGCGCCTTGGTGTAACGCGCCGAGAGCTTGTCGTAGAGGTTGTCCTCAACGGCTTCCTCGGTGAGCGAAAACGCCAGAGCGACGGTCTCGTGGGTGTAGCGCGAGGTGTAGACTTCCTGCGCCTGGTCGTATGCAACGCCAGCGCCTTCCGTCTTCACCGGAGCTTCACCGAAGCCCGACTCCATGACCTCTTCTTCGAACGCACGATCCGAGGTCTCCACCGAGTAGATCTCGGCGTGCTCGTTCTCGTAGTTCTTGTACTCAAGGCCGAACAGGGCATTCAATCCCGGCTCGAGTTCCTTGACTAATTGTGCACGTGAAATAGCCATTTTTTATGCCCCTATAAATCAGGTTACGGCCTTGACGCCGGTGCTGCCGTACAGGTGCTCGTTGATTTTCACAACGACCACGGCAAAGTTCCCCAGCTCGTTGCCCGGAACATTCCAGAGACCAACGATCTTGAGGTTGAGTGCCGCCGTATCAGCGATGGTGGACGAATCCAATTCCATCGTCGACACACCCGTGGTGGTGCTGCCGCCCGTTCCAACGACGTCAGCGTTCTTGCCGATATCGGCCTGCTCGATGTCCTCGTCGGCCTGGACAATGAACAACTGACTCGGGTCGTCAAGCACGTCGGCAACGATCTTGCCGGAGGTGATGTTGACGCTGCCCGGATAGTAGTTCTTCCAAGTCGGCTTGCCCGTGGTCGGGTCGACATAGAAGCAGCCGTTGAACACACCCAGCGCCGCAGCGTGCGTAGCCGGAGCGAACTTAACGACATAACCGTTAACGATCGTCACCAGGTCGCCCTGATAAATCGCACCTGATTGATTGTCCGCAATCTCGTAACCGTACTGCTTCTGGGCTCCAGTCGCAGACAGATTGCCGAGAGGACGGAAACCAAAGGCTTTATCTACGTTTGCCATTTGATTAATCCTCTGAAAAAGTTATTCACTGGTTCCTTTGGAACCGCCGAATGAAACACGGGATCTGCGATTCGGTCGCTCAATGACCATGCTCGAATGAGCATTGCTTTTCATGAGCTCGTTATCAGCAGCCTGCATTTGGTCGCTCGCCTTGCCTCGGTAATGCGTATTGCGCTCTTCGACCGTTTCCTCGGGAATACGAGCAAGAAGAAGGCCTCCCACGCTGATCACGCCAGCATGTCGACCATCGTCCGACGTTGGAACCGGGAAGTCAGGGTACTCGTCCGCACGAACCAGCTCGTACCCCTCACGGAGACGACCTGCGATGTTCGTACGATCTTCTACCCCACCTGCCGAAGCTCGGATCCAGCGGTGCTTGTAACCTACAGGGGCCGGAGGCGCATCCAAGCGAGAAGGCGGAGCCCATGGCTTACGTCGCGCAGACTTTCCACGAGCATCAGCTTCTCGGGAAGTGCGATTAAGGGTTTTAACGTCGCTCATGTTTCCTTACTCCTTCACGTACTTGGCGTATTCCTCAAGGGGAACGCCCAGCTTTTTAGCAATTGCCACTTGACTAGGGGTCAACTTGACAGTGCGGCGTGCAGCATTGTTTACCCCGGTTGAACGGGAGGCGGGTGCTACGGTCTGCACGGATCTCGTAGCCCTCTGCGTACCAGCATTGTTTTCCGCAAACTTATGCGGAAACGACTCTCTGATACGTTTGTCAAGTTCATCATAGTACTCGTCCGAGCTCGGGTCAAATCCCTCAACTTGGATCAACTGACGATGAATTCCCCAAGCGGCGTGGGTCATGACGTTATCTCGCCCGTACCACTTGTTTCTCTCAGCCCACTCCTCGACGCGAGGGTCGACCTGACGCGGCTGTTGCTGGACAGGTTGTTGAGCCGGCTGCTGGGCAGCCGCCTGTTGCTGCGCGGCCCACGCTGCGCGCTCCTGATTGGCGCGATCGATCTGGTTCTGCTCGTACGTCAGAGACGCCAGGCGCTGCTGGGCTTCGGTCTCCGTATCCACGTCGCCCTCTTCACGGGCCTTGCGGATAATCTGCTTGAGCGCCACGACCTGCGTCTCAACGCGGCCCTTGGCCTCCGTCAAACGCTCTTCGTCACTCCTGAGATACTGCTGCTCAAGCTGCTGCGCACGAGATTGCACCTGCTTGGCATATTCCAAGGCCGCCTGCTCACGGCGCTGCGTCTCGCGCAGGCGCGCGGTCAGCTTGTCGATACGCTTCTTGACGTTATCGCTGTACTGGTCAAGCTCTTTCTCAGGGGCGGCAGACTCGGCTTTGGTCGGCTCAGACGTTTCTGGAACGACCTTCGCCTCGCCTGTCTCAGCCACCTCCACGGTGGCAGGAACTTCGTCCTCGCCAACGTTAAATTCTAGCTGTTCATTCATACGATCTCTCCGTTACCACATGTGAAGGACGTCTTCGGGATCGGCAACCTTGCCGAGCACCTCGTCGTCGTTGATCAGGCGAATCTCGCCACCGTCGATAGGAATACGCGCGCCGGCGTAACGGCCAAAGATGATCCAATCACCGACCGCGCACCACGGGCCGGTGGGGAACTTCGACTCGTCGTTGTAAGCGAGCGGACCTACCTTCAGGACGTAGCCGCACACCGTGCTGACCTGCTGCTTGCGCTGAGTTTCCTCGGCAAGCGCGATACCGCCCTTCGTCTTATCCGCACCACGGTACGGGAGAATGGCGATACGCCAACCGGTCGGCGTTGGAATGCGGTCCAACACGGACTCGTCCAAGTTCTCCGGCTTCAGGCCTTCGCTGGTGTACGCATCTTCCAGAGTCGGAACTCTGGCGGCTTCCTCTTCCTGCCACTTCTTTTCTAAAGCGGTCAGCTCTTTGACTTTCGTGCTCATAAGTCTCCTGTCAGGTTAAAACCGGTCATCTGAGTGCTTCTTCAGCAAATCCCGCACGGAATCCTCAACCAGCTTTAACCCTTCGAGACGACCCATCATGAAGCGATAACGCTCCATGTCGGCAATGCTGCCGTTAAGGACGATGCTCTCAGAGCTCTCACGGAGCTTTCTGATTTCTTTCAGTACTGCTTCTGCAAATTCAAGCATGGTGGGGTTCCATGAAAAGCAAGGGGTTTTGCGCACCCCCTGAAGCGCTTCAACTTAATAAATCTTGACTGGGCGATTGCCGTCTTTCTTCTTCACGACCTTGGCAGGGCCCATCACGCCGCCCTTGCCCATGTTGCGTGACTTGCCGGCCTTCGAATACGCAATGGCTGCCGCCTGCTTGGTGGCCTGCTTCACGCTGCTAGGCTTGCTGGTGCCGATCTTGCCCTTCTTTTTGAAAGAGCTAACCATCTCACCGATATTTGAGCTAATCGTCTTTTGGCTTGAGCCACGTTTGAGCGGCATATCAACCTCCTTGCCGTGCTGCCTGCAATTGCAGGCGTTCTCGATCGATCTGCGTTGACTGTTGCAGCTTCTGCTGCTCGAGCTGCAACTTCTGTTCGTTCAGGCGGATCTTCGCCTGATCGGCAGCAGCGCGCTGCTCGATCTCCTTTTCCTTGAGCGCGACCAACGGGTCTTCGCCACCGCCTGCGGTGCCAGCAATCTGGTCCTGCAAGGAGCGAACTTCCTGCATGTACTGCGCGACCTTGATTGCGACCATGCCTTCCTTCTGGATGGCCGACACCATGCGATCCGGATCTGTTCCGTACATCTTGAATAGATCGGCCTCGACATCTTCCTCGGCCTTCAAGCGCACGTGCTCGAGAATGTGCTGCTGAAGCACCATCGCGGCCATCGGATTGCTTTGAAGGATCGGCGAGAGGCCCATCATCAAGTGCGTGGCGATGTGCGCATCGTGCTGCTGGCCGGCAAAGGCCTTTAACTGCATGCCGTTCAACACCGAAGCGTTCTCGGTCGCAGGATCACGCGGCATCTGCGTGTGCTGCGGCAACAGGATGCCGTCGATGTCACGTACGTTGAGCGCCGCGTACACGCGGTAGTACGCCTCGTACATGTTGTGCATCTGCGGCGCGCCTTGGGCAAGCTGCAACTGCATCTGTGCGAGCTGAATACGCTGCGCGGTGCTGAAGATGTTGGGATCGGCAACCGGAAGCACCGACACCATCTTGTTGAAGTCAGCGCGCTTGATCTTACGGCTCGCACCCGGCACTTCGTACGGGTACTCATCCGGCAGATACTCGGCAAAACCTTCAAACAGCAGTCGGAACTCCATCGACTGCGCGTAGTGCAGTCGTTTGTGGATCGCCGACATGACCATCGAGCCACGCTCAAGGAGAGCCAGCGTCGTTCCGACCTGCGCGTATTGGTTTCCGTCACCAACCTGCATGTCCGCAGTGCTGGAGAGACGCTTACCGGCGTCAACCAAGAACCCAAGCAGCGCGAACAGCACCTGACTAGGCTCTTTGTATGGCAGCGGCAAGAGTGACGACGAAAGTTCCGCTCCACCGGCGTCAATGTCACGCCATTCGCCCGGCTGGATCGGATCAGAATCGTCCGCGATTCGCGCGCCACGGGCTTTGAAGCCAGCAGGCAGGTTTGCGAGCGTGCCAGCGTCAATTAATTGACGAAGTGCGGTCGTTGCAGACTTCGAAAGGCTGCCGACCAAGTGCACAAAGCCCAAACCGTACGCGCCAGGGCCTTCCACGAGCACGTAGTGCACGTAATAGTTGCGACGACGCTTAAACGGATCGTCTTCCTTCCAGTTTCGGCGCACACCAACAACACGAAGCGTGTCATCGGCCAGCGTAACGACGTACGGGAGCTTAATTTTGGTCGGATTGCCACTCTCGTCCAGGTCTTCAAAGCCCGGAATGTCCAAATCGACCAACATTTCCAGCAAAAACACTTCGCCAGCGCTGTCTGTCGGCTGAACACCGACCACTTTGTCGATCGCAGCCTGAATTTGGCTCGGATCAACAGGCGTCGGCTCCAAATCCACCGGCACATCAAGGTATTCGCCAGCCAAAACACGCTTGCGGAACTCGTTGGAGTCCATCGCAATGCGATGAGTAAGGCGCGGACACTGCGAAATGACACTCGACCCGTTGTACGGGATGTAAATGTCGTCGGCCAAGCACAGTTTGGACACCATTCGGCCCAACTGAGCGTCGTAATAGACCTTCTTGAACGTCGAACCACCGTATCCGGTGTAGTACAGGAGCTGATCAAACTCCGGTGTGTACTCTTCCATCACCGTGGTGATCTGGTAATTCATGAAATCCTGCACGCGCGAGGCCTGCTGGAACTTGTCCACGGTCTCTTTGCCCAGGATTTGCGTGCGGACAGGACCGCCAGCCGGCATCAGCTCACGGAAAGCCTGTGCCTGGAACTGAATGATCGCCTCTTGCAGCATCGGATGCGTCGCACCCGAGGCACCACGGAAAGGTTTCGTGCGCTCTTCCATGCGCAAGCCCAGCAGATCCAGCCCCTTGGCGTACATCTGCTCCCAATCCGAGCGCGATCCCTTGTCGGCCTCGAACATCGAGGCCACGTCGATCGCAATACGGGCCAAGGCTTCCGGCTCAAGGACCTCGGCCAGGTTCGCATAGAAGTCCACTTCCTGCGCCTCGGCCTCGCCAATCTCCACTACCGCGCTGCCATCGTCCTCAAGAACGATCTCAATGTCCGGGGCAGCCGCTTCCTCGTCCGCTACCACGATGATGTCTGTGGCAGGGGCTTGGTTAATAGCTTTATCAATTGGCATGTTGATATCCTAGTTGATCGGAGTTGTTAAGACAACTCAAGTTAATCTTGGTCGCGGAACAGCCGACGAACAAATTCTAATAGTTGCTGGTTGTTCATTCCTCGTGCAAAGTTTTCGGCGTTAGGGATGTCCTGCGGAGCCTGCGGCAGTTGGCCGATGCCCTGCTGCACTGGTGGAGGCTCAGGCCTACCAATAGGCTGAGGAGCACCTATTCCGGCACGAAGGCTAGATACCGGCTTAGTCCTGGCGGCTTCTTTGTATGCCAATGCTCTTGGCGGGAGATGGTAATCACTTTCCTGAATCGCCGCCACGTCAAGTTTTTTGAACAAGTCAACCAATGCTGGGTCTACATAATTAGTAGATAACGCCAGCTCTTTATCATCTAGGCTACTAAGCAATGCGTTGCCCGTAGCACGCCCAACCCCCTTGACCTGCGTGACTGCTGATCCCAGACCGGGAATTTCTTTTACCTCTACGGTCGTGACAGGAAGACCTCTTGGATCCCGTAACGAATAGACCTTGATAGTTCCTGCGCGAAAGTCCTTTTTGTCCTCTGAAGGGTAGTTTCCGTCATCGGCATAGCCCCCTACAGAATGCTTAAGATACGCTCCCTCCAGTTCCGTCGCGTCCGGCTTTTCAAGCCTTCGCCACGTGTAGCCTTGAAGAGGACTTCCTTCTGGATAGGAAACTAACGGCGCGCTGACCCCCTCAAGGAACGGCTTGCCATCAACAGGTTTGTTATCGCGAATCCGGGACACTAACGCCTTTCGTTCTTTTTGTAGAGCCTGTAGTTTTACAGAACCACGAATAGCGTCTTCGTAACGCATGTTATTGATCTGGTTGACAGGAAGCGTGGCCAGGTAGTCAACCAAAGACTCTTCATCAAGGACTTTCTTAAGCGCTCCTTGGGGGTTTAAGTCATAAATCGGCTGCTTCTTTTCGATAGCGGTGCGAAGCTCTTTTGGCAAGAGCCTGGGGTTTGACAGGAGGAGCGCTCTTATGTCATCTGACGTGTTAAACCGACTGCTTAGGATGGGTTCCGTTGGAGAACTTCCTGGTTTAACAAAAGCGGGATTTCTATATCCCACGTAATCGATTCGTGGGTTTATTTCTTCGGGTCGAAGACGCTCACCAAGTAATCGATC